TGGTTGTCCGGGGAGAGGAGGACAGGGGCGTTCGCCTGTGGGCGTTCGGTAAGATGGTCTACCAGGATATTTTGAAGATCATGCTGGACCCCGATTACGCCCCGGACATCACGGATGTGAAGGAGGGCTTCGACATCAAGGTTAGCTGCACAAAGCTTCCCGGCAAGCAGTTCGCCAACACTTCGGTTCGTGCTCGACCGAGATCCACCGCACTGTCGACCGATGCGAATCAGATCAAGGAGTGGACTGACAACATTCCGGAGCTGGATGACCTCTACACTCTCAAATCCTATGAGGAGCTTGAGAAGATTATCAACGACTGGCTGAGCGGGTCGACGGGTGATGGCACAGAGAGAAGCTCGCAATTCAAACAAACCACTGCGAAGGAGTCACCCGGCAAGGAGAGCGCGCCCGCCACGACCTCTCTGCAGGATCTCGACGCGGCATTTGCCGATCTCGATAGTCTGTAAGAACCTTTCACAGGTGATTCAAGCAGGGCGCCCCAAAAGGGGCGCCCTGTTTTGTTCAACCCACGTGAATTTTCTACTATCTCTTTGGAGGAAATTATGGCAAAAAAGTCGAAGAAAAAGAGCGATCCAGTAGCTGGTCACATGGAGGATTTCACCTCCGATCTGATCAAGTCAATCAACAAGGACCACGGTTCGAAGATCGCCTACAACCTGTTCCACGACACCTCACCGACCCACGTGAAGCGATGGATCAGCACCGGTTCGAGGCAGCTCGATTACATCATCTCCAACAGGCGCGACGGCGGCATGCCGGAAGGGAGAATTGTGGAGATTTTTGGACCGCCGTCCATCGGTAAGTCCCACATCGCCATTCAGATCGCCAGAGCCACCCAGAAAATGGGAGGTATTGTGGTCTACATCGACACCGAGAACGCGACTTCTGTGGAGAACTTGAGGCTTCTGGGCGTGGACATCTCCACGAGGTTCGTCTATGTCGACTCTCACTGTACTGAAGAGGTACTCGAGATCGCGGAGTCCACCATCCTCAAAGCCAAGGCGATGGACAAGGACGTTCCGGTGACGATTATCTGGGACTCTGTCGCTGCATCCTCCCCCAAGGCAGAGTTGTTAGGGGATTATGATCAGAACTCAATCGGCCTGCAGGCGCGAGCGATCTCTAAGGGAATGCGAAAGATTACCGGAGTGATCGCCAACCAGAATGTGTTGATGGTCTGCCTGAATCAGACACGCGTAAAGATCGGGGTAATGTACGGAGATCCCACCACTACACCCGGCGGTTCGGCAATTCCCTTCCACTCTTCTGTGAGAATCAAGCTGGGAGCCGGTCAACAGATTCACGATAAGGACAAAAATATTATCGGAATCAATGTTTCTGCCAAGACGATCAAGAACAAAGTCTCAGCACCCTTCAGGAGTTGCAAATTTGAAATTCACTTCGGTGTGGGAATCATAGAACACGAGCAGCTCTTCGACGAGCTTCGCAAGCACGGCACAGCGCTATCGGGTGACAAACAAGTGACTGTCAGCGGCACCGGCGGATGGAAGGTTCTCGTCGTGTCGGATGAGAAGACGGGCGAGGTTCTGGTGGAGAAGAAGTTCCATAAGACCGACTTCAATAAAATTTTGGAGAATCCGGAGTACAAGCCATACCTCGACGATCTGATCGCTGATGCGTTTATTAAGAAAGCTACTTCGAATGAGAGTTTCGATCTCGATATCGAGTCGTATGAGGAAGTGCGCGCGGTGTCGGACGACCTTGATGATGTGTTGACAGACCTTGAGGGCTGAAGTGAAAGATCCGGTCCTGATTATTGATGGGCTCAACTTTTTTATGCGGCACTTTGTGGTGAATCCCGCGATGTCGTCGCACGGGGAGCACGTGGGCGGTTTTCTGGGCTTTTTTGGTGGTCTGGGTCGTCTGTGTGAGATGTTCTCTCCTGGGAGAATTGTGGTCGTCTGGGAGTCGGGAGGCAGCCCTAAAAAGCGCGCGGTCGACTCCTCGTACAAGTCGGGTCGACGACCACCGAGACTCAATAGATATTACGAGGACGATATTCCTGCGACGTCCAAAAACCACGGAACGCAGGTCGCCATGTTAGTCAAGGCTTTAAGCTACCTTCCAGTGACACAGATCTATGTCAGAGACTGCGAAGCTGACGATGTCATAGGTTACCTAGGGCGATACACTTTCAAGGACACAGATGTCATTCTGGTGTCTTCGGACAAGGATCTGTACCAGCTGATTGACGACACCACAGTGCAGTGGTCGCCCGGACAAAAGAAAATCATCGACCAGGCGGAAGTGGTTAGAAAGTTCGGTGTGTCTTCCGAGAATTTTTGCACCGCTCGGGTGTTTGTGGGGGACAGTAGCGACAACATCACGGGTGTCAAGGGCGCCGGCTTCGGAATTCTGTCGAGATGGTTCCCGCAGCTGAGTGAGAATGAATTTGTGAGCCACGGAGAGGTGGTCGAGCAGGCGAGATTGATGTGTGCCACAAAAAAGGGAAAGGTTCTTCAGAGGCTCGCGGAGAGCGGTCCCACCGCCGCCAAAAATTGGAAGCTGATGTTCCTCGACACGTCCAAGCTGGCGGGAGACCAGATCAAGAAAGTTACCGATCAGATTGAAAAACGAGGGACAAGTGATAAAATGTCCCTATTGAAAATGATGGTACATCACGGCATACAAAAGTTCGATATTGACAGGCATTTTTTAGAAATTAATTCTGTGAGAAACAAGTGACCCAAGCTCATAATTTTATGCAGGAGATAGTGGAGAATTCGAACAACGTCCACCACTTTTCTCAGCACGGTAAATCATTTCAGGAAAAAATCTTTCAGGGGTTGATCAGTGATACAACCTGGGCCGCGCAGATGGTCGAGGTGATGCGTCCCAATTACTTTGAGATCGAATATTTAAAGTTCCTCACGGAGAAGTATTTTGCTTACTATCAAAAGTACCGGTGTTTTCCCACATTGGGCCTCCTGGTGAACGTGATCAGAGAGGAGCTGTCGGACGGCACGGATGACATTCTGAGAGACCAGATCATTGCGTTCCTGCTGCGGGTTAAAACCAACCCACATCCGGGAGACATTTCTTATGTGAAGGACAAGACGCTCGATTTCTGCAAACGACAGGCTTTCAAAGGTGCGCTCGAGAAAGCGGTGGACCTGATCGAGGGAGACAGCTTTGAAGAGGTTTTGGAGCTGATGAAGGGTGCGGTGTCGGTGGGAATACCCCACAGCATTGGGCACGATTTCTTCGAGGATTTTGAATCACGCTTTGTGAAGATCAACAGGCGAGCATGCCCCACCGGATTTAAACGGCTGGACGCTCGAGACATTTTTGCTGGTGGTCTTGGCCGGGGTGAGATCGGTGTGGTGACCGCCAACACCGGTGTGGGAAAATCTCACTGGCTTGTGGCGCTTGGTGCGAACGCAATGCGCGCCGGCAAGAATGTTCTGCATTACACCTTTGAGCTGTCAGAGACAGCAGTGGGCATCAGGTACGACAGCAATCTTTGCGGTATTCCCGCAAACGACGTCCAGGATTGCAAGGATATTGTCCAGGAAGCCTATCAGGACAGATCACTCGGACGACTAATTATTAAGGAGTATCCGACAGGAAGTGCTTCTGTGACGACGATTAGAAACCACCTGGAGAAGCTCGCGTTGAAGGGGTTTAAACCCCACGTGATCATCGTCGATTACGCTGACATTATGAGATCGACTAGAAGTTACGACACGCTTCGACACGAACTCAAATTTATCTACGAGGAACTTAGAAATTTGGCGATGGAGATGGACGCTCCCGTTTGGACAGCATCACAGGCGAATCGTGATAGCGCACAGTCAGAAATTGTGGGCCTTGAAAACATGTCAGAGGCTTACGGCAAAGCAATGGTGGCCGACGTCGTGGTAAGCATATCTCGAAAAGCTGCGGAAAAATCGACTGGGGTCGGTCGTCTTTACATCGCGAAGAATAGGGCGGGACGAGATGGAATCGTTTTTCCAATTTCTATTGACACTTCAATGTCGATGTTTGAAATTCTTGATGAGAATACGCTGACACTGAAGGAGGCGACGAATCAGTCACAGAGCGAGGCCAAAAGTGCGTTACTTAAAGCCTGGAACGAAGTCAAGAACGCGCCGGAGGACTAGATGGGATGGGTGAAAGAGCAAGATAAGAGTCTCGTTGCGAAATGGGTTGAGTTACTCGACGGGGATCCGTCTGATACAGACAAGCCCACACACCCAGACCCAGTTTTAGGGGCGGCTGCCGATCTAATTCTATGGAAGCTTAAGAAATGCAAGAGGAATGAAAAACAAAATGAAAAAGAAGTGAGACTTGAGTGGATCAAGACATCCAAAAAGGAGGACGACATTCTATCAGTGGTCTCACCTTATCCATGGAAAGAATTGGCGCAGCTTCGAAAAGCCGCCGACCACCAGGGCAGCTGGCACTTCAGGCCGGTCTATCACTCCAACAAGTGTTTAGATGAATTTTTTGGTGAGAATTGGTATTTTGAGACGATGCACGGTTTTGACAGCGTGGCCGACTTTCGAAAGTGGCTGAGGAGCAAAGAGTGTTTGTAAAGAAGACGATCAGCATTCTATTGAAGGACACCGAGCTTCGCAAGGAACCCGTGATCATTCGGGTCAACAAGTTCAATGAGGAAAGCACAGAAAAATTTGTGAAGCAGATGGGAGAGGCACACAATACCGGGCAGCCCATCATTCCAATTGTGATCGACTCGTATGGGGGACAGGTCTACTCTCTGATGGCGATGATCGCGGCAGTCAAGAACAGCGACCTTCCTGTGGCCACCATCGTCGAGGGAAAGGCGATGTCCTGCGGCGCAGTGTTGACGACTTTCGGCGAGGAGGACAAGAGGTTCGCCGATCCGAACGCCACCATCATGATCCACGACGTGTCCTCCATGGAGTGGGGTAAGGTCGAGGAAATCAAGGCGAACGCCAAGGAGGCGGATCGGCTCAATGAGAAGATCTACCACATGCTGGCGAGAAACTGCGGCAAGAACGACGACTATTTTCTCAAGATCGCCGATAAGAAGAAACACGCGGACTGGTTCTTGGATGCCAAAGAGGCCAAGAAGCACAACATTGTGAATCATCTCAGGGTACCGAAGCTTAGAGTCAAAATTGGCGTGAGCATTGATTTCAAGTAAATTCACGTGTAAATTAGCTCATTTTTAAAGTAAAATCTTGCTGGAGGTGATTCAATGTGGCAACCACCAAAGTCCCCGCACGGACTCATTCAAGAGGACCTGTGGCCCGACGAGTGGAAGATTCTGGTTTCCTGTATGATGCTGAACCAGACCACACGCAAGCAGGTCGACAAGGTCGTGGACGAGTTCTTCGAGAGATGGCCCACCCCGGAGACGTACGCGGAAGCCGACCTGACAGAGGTCTCCGAGGCGATTCGACCGCTCGGTTTCTACAATCGACGCCCTAGGGCGATCAAAAAGTTTACCGAACAGTACCTCGCCGACGACTGGAAGGAGCCGATCGAACTGTACGGCATCGGAAAGTACGCCAACGACGCGTGGAGAATCTTCGTCCGAGGAGACTGGCGGGACGTAAAGCCCCAAGATCACGCGCTCAACATGTACCATAGCTGGTTGGAGCTGTCGGCGGAACGACAAAAAAACTGAAATCGAG